CGAGGGGGGGGACACCCAAAGCACTGGCAAGCTCGCACGGGGGTTCCCCATCCGTGATCCAGCCCGATTAGGATGACCGACAATGCTCTCGGCTTAAAACCAGAAGGGAAAGATAATGAGCCAACCGATTCCCCCGCCTTTTTCTTTTTACGGATCGAAGCATCGTTTATCTCGATGTTATCCAAGACCAGAAACTCGACGGATAATCGAGCCGTTCGCCGGTTCTGCTTCTTATTCCCGAAGGTACTGGCGTGCAGGATTAGAAGTTCTCCTCTTCGACATTGATCCCATCATTGTCGGGATCTGGGAATGGTTGATACAGGCCGACTTCAAGGAGGTTATGAGTCTTCCTCTCGTTCAAACGCAAGAAGATCTTGAGAAGATAGAAGATCCAAACGCTAGGAATCTTGTCGCTTTCAACTTAAATTCTTCATCGGCCAGACCAGCGAGAAGTCCTTCTTCTTGGATGAGATCAGGACTGAAGAAATCGACTTTCTGGGGTGAGTTTCGCAGAGAAAGGCTCGCAAGATCGGTTTCCAATTTTGATTCTTGGAAGATTGAAAACCTGGACTATCGAGACATAGACAAAGATATCGAGGGGACTTGGTTCGTAGATCCTCCATATATCGGCAAAAAGGGGAGCCATTACAAATACGGTTCGGATCTCATTGATTACAAAACTCTTGGTGGATGGATTGGGAATCTTCAGACTCAGGTCATCGCTTGCGATGCTGACAAGGCTTCCTATTTAGATTTTGAGACTCTTTCGGTGACAATCGGAGCAAATAGATCCAGAACGAAAGAACTTGTTTACAAGAAAGGATTTAAACCCAATTAAGATGACCGACATGGAACCCGAACAGCACCCGAACCTCAAGCCATTCAAGAAGGGTGAGGCTCCCGAGTCCCCTGCCAAGTTTGTCGCTGGTCATCCACAGGGGAGGCGGTCTGTATTGCAGTCTCTGAATGACTTATTGATGGTGCATCCGAATGGTGATGCTGCGTACTCGGTAGAGGCTTTGGAAAAGATCGTCAGCGATCCGAATCAGCCTCCTGCACGCATCTTGGCTGCGCGGCGAGTCTTGAGTGCTTGCCGAGATGGCACTCGCTATGTGAAGGACAAGCACGGGAATGTTTTCCCTGCTGGCAGTGATCCTGAGCCGGGGCGTGATTTCGACCGAATTGTTGACAGGTTGGAAGGAAAACCTACGGTTCGGATCGAGCATGAAGACGGACCTCGGCGTACAGAGTCAGAAGTCAAGACAGAGTTGCTTCGCTTGGTTGCCAAGCACCCTGAATTGATGAGTATCATGCAGAACAGGATACTTGAAGATGGCAACACCCGACCTGATGATGAAGACGATTGCTCACCTGAACCCTGACGCTTTGTTTGTTGACGGGCTTGACGATGCGTTAATTGGAGCTTCTTATCGTGGGCCTAGCGGCCAGACGGTTGCGTGTTATGATCGTGACAAATGTATTGAGTTGATTATTGAGCAAGACGATCTGACGTACGTCGAGGCTCTGGAGCATTTTGAGAAGTCTGTAGAGGGTGTTTTTATTGGTAAGTCTTCTCCCCTGTTTGTGACTTTTTTCGGGAGCGAAATCGAGATCATGCTTGAGATCGAGGAAGAAGACTAAAATGCACAAAGGTAAAGGCTCTTACCCTGGTAAATTAAAGATGTCTTACGGATCTAAGTCCGCTGGTAAAAAGCGTGGCAAGAAAATGATGAAAAAGAAGAAGTGACCTGCGAGAAGTGTCAAAAACGTGAGCAGGACGAGAAGAAAGCTCTGTCCGATTGCGAGTCTCAGAAGAAAGAGTTGCAAACCAAGATGACTCGGCTGACCGTTGCGGCGGCAGTCGGTGGCACTTTGGTAGGCCGTGAAGTTCTTCAGGAGGCTGCTGATCTCATGGGGTCACTCACAGATCTGGTAGGGCTGAAGGTCATCGACAATGATTGGAGTGTTGCCTCCAATGTCGGCACTCCCGATCTCACTGTTGAAGATTCGAGTGGCGGTATTAATGTCGATCCCATGCCTGTCCATGAGCAGGGCGATAATCCTGGATTTGGAGTAGCAGGCTACAGCTTGACCGCCAGCACGCTGCCCGGAGCCGAGATAAGCATGATCGAATCCTTGGAAAACTACGATGTCATCTTCGGCAACAGTGTATTGACCGCTCAAGTGCAAACTCCTTCTGTTGGGGGGATGGAGGATACTGTTGCGGAAGTTCCTGTGTTCTCAGATCACAAGGATTTCATCAAAAGTGAACAAGAAATAATGTCTGGGGGTACAGTGCCTGTAGGGCCGGTGAGCCTTTTGGTACTTAGCCTGTTCTGGCTAGTTCCCGCAGTTTTTGAATACAGAAGTCGCATGCGATTTTACAGGCGATGGATCGAGAAAGAATAAGTCATGGCGAAATCAACACTTGTAACCGCGATTGATGCAAACAGTGCCTGTTTTGCAACAAACAAAATCACAAACAAATCGACATCATTTTTGGGTGGCGAAGCTCTTCCCACTTTTACTGCGTTTGCAACCTACACAACTGCTGGCAGTGAAGGTGCGGGAACAAGTATTGAAATGTTCCAGATTCCTGACAACGCTCATGTGCTTGAGATGCGTCTTACAAGCACGGCTTTAGGTACAAGCGTTACTTTGCAAGTTGGTGACTCGGGAGACAATGACCGCTTTATTGACGCAACAAGCCATGCTTCTGCTGCAACAACCACTATGTCTGGCAGCAACCCTGACATCATCGGCTACAAATTTACGTCGGCTACAGATATTACTGTTTTGACAGCCGGTGCAACTTTGGCTGGATCGCAAACAATCAATCTGTACGCAACCTACATCATGCCCCCAGATGTGCTTGTGACTACTCAGGGTGGATGATCTGTAAATCAAGCACGGCGTGGCTTGGTATTGAAATCACATAATCGAAGGTTTTAAGTTCAGGCTTCCAGCCGCCAGCAATGGTTATGTAATCCACGTTGTTCTCAACCAGGAAACCGGCCTGATAGATGACCTGCGGCGTGGGGATTTCGGTCAGTTCTACTTCTGAGTTTGGCGTTGGCTCGCATGAGTCTGACCATTTGACGAGGGCGACGGGGTAAGTTTTTCGACCGTCGCACTCCACTCCGGAGCAGTCGCCCTGCTTACACGCTTTTCCAGATTTACCTCGCCCACTACCACTGCTGCGCCCCATTGTGTTACATCCTTTCGATACATGTATTCTGGTTGCTTGTCGCCGTAGCCGACAGATCCTGCGTTTGCGTAATAGTGGGGCAGGAGTACCTTCTGAGAGCGTTTGGCTTGGCAGACCCCCACGGGCCTATGTGTATGCCCACGGACGCTCAAACGCCAAGGATGGCCTCCTGTGGCGTAGTTCATCTGCAAGCCCTCAAGCTCATCGGAGTTGACCCCACAATCAAAGCCGTGGAAGAACATGACCTGTCCAAGTGAGTAGACGGCCTTGGGGGACTTGATGTAGGGATACTGCTTCCACGCCGTGAATCCATCACCAAATACTCGGTGCTGATTCCAGTGGACGAGGCTACGCAGGTTAGCAGGGATGCGACGGGGGTCGGCTCTCAGGATGTTGTCATCATGGTTGCCGAGAGTCCAGACGAGATGGGCAGAACCAGCAGCGTCACGGCAGTCCTGTAGGAAGGCGTGGGCGAAAGCGTACTCATCGTTGAGGTCGTGGTCGCATTCACCGGGATGTACGGATGCAGCTTCAGCATCAAGCAGGTCGCCCAGCAGGATAAGATGTGTAGGTTTATGTTCTTCAATCTTAGAGATGAGCCAAGCCCTGCCCGACGCACTTGTGTCAGGTGCATGAACGCATGAGAAGGCCAGGAACTTGGCGGTTTTCATCTCAAAACTTATTTGCCCCGCGACTTCATCCAGCTCCAGAGGGATGGTCCGGTGGCTGCTCCGAAGGCGTAGGAGACGATGATAGCGGCAATAGAGAATCCGAGGTTTTCAAACATTTTTGACTCCTGTATCGAATGAAAGATCCCAGCACTGTAAGACATGCTATCAGACCCCCGGCTATTGCGACTGGGAGTAGCAGATAATCGTCGTACTTCTGGATTGTGTAAGTCAGAACAATCAGTCCCACCCCCACCAAGAACGGCAACTGGCCCCTCAAAGGGAGGCCAACCGCTCTGGTCACGGTCATTAGTATTAAGCCACCCAACACACCGATACTCCCTGTCCAGATGAGGGGACTCAATGGTGAGTTTGCTTGCGTAACAGCCTCCGCAGAAGGAAGCGAAGGCAGTTGCGATAGCGAAAGTGGCGATGCGCTTTTGCATGACGCTAGGCAGAATAGCCCAAAAAGGCGTTTCACTTGTCCTCAATGCGTTCAAGTCGCGTCAAAATCATGTCTTGCATGCGGGCCGTGGCCTCAAGTTGAGCCGTTGTAATGGCTTGCGACACAGCAAGATCGTTGATTTTTGATTGTTGAAGGCTCATCAGGCCGTAGAAACCGCCAAGCAAAGCAGTGATTAATGAGATCATTCCGATCCAATCCCGCGTTGACAGCTTTACGACCTGTGACATCAGATCATCTTTCCAAGGATAAACCCTGTAGTGCTGCCTGCTGATGCGGTTTTAATACCAACAAGGATTTGATTGCAGCCAAGAAGGTCAACAATGTGAACATCAAGGTCAACAGTGGTAAGAGTGGTCGTGCCATCGGTGGTGTCGGTAGACGAGTCACTGATGGTGATGTCAATGTCGCCAGCCTTGTTTGGCAAGACCATCCATTGTCCACGCACGCCATCAGAGGCTGTCATGGTTCGATCCGTTTGATCTACCACGGTTCGCCCAAAGACTTTTACCACGGGCTGAGTGGAAACACTGCCTACTGATCCGGTGTATCCGTGGCAAAGAACCAGGCTGGTTCCGACTGGAGCTGAAAAAATGCGAGATTCAGTTGAAGTAATATCATCTTCTGGATCATTTAAGGTTGCATCATCGGCAGTTTTTGAATCTTCGTGCATTTTTGTCCAGAAAGAATGAATCTGGGTTGGCTTTGTAACTTGATCGCCAATCACGCCAGCACACGGCATTGCTTTGTTTGGGTCGTAGTTAGTTGACATCGTTATTTCTCGCTAAATAATCCAAAGGGTCGAAAAGGGGTTCCGGTTCTCCTTTGAACTCTGGTTCAGAACCCAACATATTAATAATACCAATTACTACGCTTCTTGCCCCTTCTTTGTACGCAGTCTCTTCAGGAGAGTGCGACATAGTTGTGGCATTGAGGAAGTAGCAGGACGATAGATGCTTCAGAATCATCTTCCCGTCCTCAGAGTCAAAGACTCTTTTCATGGCTTTGCGTAGTTCTTGCTGGTCAGCCACCGATTTCTCCTAGTTGCTTGGCGGCGGTGGAGGCATCTCGGGCGGCAGCGGCCTGTTGTTGCACCTGTTGGGCCATCATGGCTTGCTGCTGGGCTTGAGCCTTCTGTTGGCGTTCCTGCTGCACCTGATTTTCTGGCTTGATGTAACGCGGGTCAACGCCGTTGTTAAACATGACACCACGAACAAGGTCATCAATGTTTAAAATGTCCAAAATCCCCGGATTCGCCTGCATTAGCGGCAAAATCGTTTGAAGACTTTGCATAAACGCTTGGTTTTCTGCCGACTTTTTGGATGCAGCCATAGGAGATCGGTACTCGATGGTGACTGTTCGTCCCTTTAAGGCATCTGGTGGCTCTGGCAAGTAGCCTTTTTGTCGCATAAAGCCGTATGTGAACTCGATCAACGGGTTCAGCCACTCGGAATACAGGCGTGAAAGGACAGGAGATGCTGTCATCAAGCCCTGCTGACGGCGAGCCGTAATTTCGGTCGCAGTCATACGATCATTCATGGGGAGCTTCAGGTTGTCGAGGAAGAAGTATTCTTCGATTCGTGCCTCTTGCTTCGCCAGCAGAGCCTCACCCACGCTGGGGTTCGCACCCGAGACAAGAGGTTGTGGGACTTCCCTTGCACCTGACCGATAGTAGAGGATAGATCCGGGGGTGGTTCGGATTGGCCCCTCGATGCTGTTCGCTGCCACCATGATCGGGGGACGGATTGCAAGTTCCGACGCTTCGAGAATCGTGCGGGACAGAGCGTTAGCAATCTTGATGCCCGGAAGAGCGTGCATAGCAGGGCCGCGACCGTAAGTTTCCTCTGGGGCTTTTGACCACCGAGGGACAAGGTAAGGCATGTGGTCAAATCCACTTTCTCGAACAACGTGTTTTGTTCCAATTTCCACATAAATGGAAGCATAAGGTTTGTTTTCTACGTCGATGCGGTACGGGTCGCGTTCTTGTCGCTTATAAATTGCATGAACAAACTCAATCTCACCTTCGGGATCGTAGTTTCGGTGGCTCGGGTCAGCCATTCGCAGAGAGTCTGGGCTAAGTTCCTCTCCAAACACATCCATCGCATCACGAATTGTCATGGTGAAATGACGATATGACTCCGTAACTACCCCTGCTTCATTCTCCATAACGTAGAAGTTGGATAGTCTTTTGGCTTGGAACACCAAGTCATCGCCCTCAGTGTTGAGATACATGACCGCTGTTCCAAAAGCAACTAGGTCGAGGTACATCTCATGGGAGGCAAGGGCAAACTGGCTCCGGCTTGAGTCGAAGTATTCCAGCATGACCGAAGTCGATTCATACAGGTATCGCTTCACATCTTCTCGGCCCGCCAATTTGGGATCATTCAAGCCCAATGCAAACCAACGGATGCTGGTGTTAGTAAGCATGCCTGCTAACGCAGACGCAAGGCTACTTGCAGCGTTAGGTGCAGTGTCATTGAAGATCTTGTTTCGCCTCTTTTCACCGGAAGTCAAGTCATAGGTAAACTCTCGGGTGGGCAAAACAAGGTCAGCCACTTCTTGCCAGTGGTGATCCCAGTTGGTACGAGTGTTCTTTGACTTCTCGTATTTAGCAATAATTTGTTCGCCAAGATTCATTGAAGTAGTCCGTCGCCTTTTTCACTGTATCCACCCAAAATTGTGTCAGATGTACCCAACTTATCTCCTTGCATTGCTCTTCGGCGGTTTTGCAAGAACAAATCGGCTGCACCAGGTTCTAGTGCAAGACGTTTCCGCTCTTCCTCTAGTTCTGCCTCTTGTGCTGCAAGAGCATCTTCAGCATTATCATCTGCAAACTTCTTTGTAATTAGTGATGTGGCCGCCGAAGTGATAATTGAAGCAATAATTAGGTCAATGATTGCAAGTGCGGGTTCCATTAGTTGAACTCCATCAGTGGGTCGTAGTCGTGGTTGTCCGCAAACTCTTGCTGCGGGGTGTCATATTCTGAGCCGGAGATAGCGTAACGAAGCATCATCACGGCGTATCGGGTAGCGGATTCAATGTCATCTCGTTCTGCCACGATCCGTCCATCCTTACGGTGCAGCATTCGCTTTTCTTCAAACCATTGTGTCAGGTTGGAGAATACACGGAATCGCCCAGTCCGCATGCGTTCCAAGATTTCGATGGTCATAGGCTCGCGTGCCTGACCACCGCCCTTGTAATCGTCATAGCGTGCGGACATGTGCAGCATGTTGACCCCGTTGGACTCGTATTGGTCACGCAAAGCTTGCCCGCCACCCTTGTCACGGATCATCCCGTCATGGGGCCATGACACTGGTATCCAGTCACCGCGAGATCTGATCGCCTGAGCGTGGTAGGCGGCTGTCTCGTTTGACTTTCGGTAGCAATCTGTGACGTAGATCACATCACTGTCTGCGTCGTATGCGAGCCATGCTGCCCCTGCTGGGTGGTCGATGCCGAAGTCGATTCCGCAAATGCGGCGAAAGTGGTCGGGGACTGGGAATGGGTCGCAAGTGATCTCCTCATCGGGGACGTTGTAGACAGAGCCAGTTCCCTGAAGTGGAGTACCTTTAGCCCGTGTCTCGCGTTCATGCTCTGGGTAAGATTTCAGCAAACGATCACGCTCTGCCTTAGCAAGGTGAGGTGATTCTTCCCAAGTGGCGGTCGAATAGTAGATGCCTTCGCCACCATCAAGGAAGTGACGCACAACTTCAGACATGCCAAACAGCGGGGTACGAGTGAACATGATGAGGCCGGACTTGTCAATCGTCCGCGTTTGTGCCTCAGTAAAGATCATGTTGTCGGATGGTTCTTCGTCAAGCCAAACACCGTGACGAGACACGCCTTGGAACTTGACATTGCCCTGCTCGTAAGATTTGAACGCAAGATCAGACCAGCCACCGCTTTTGTGCCGCACCTTGACGGTATCAATCACATTCTGAACGCCGCACTGTCTAAAGTTGACATCGCCAATTTTGTCTTTGGGAATCCAGCCCGTTCCATCAGGGCTTTTAGTTCCCTCCATCATGCCGCCAAGTAAGGCAAACTGACAGACATCACGGGTAAGCTCGTTCGTCGGACCTGCCACGATCCATGACGTAGGCTCGTCAAACCGGCGACCTGTCCACCAGTCGGGATACAAGCCCGTCAAGTGAATAGCCACTTCAGCCGCTGCCGTTCTAGTCTTGCCTGTTCGGTTGCCAGCAATAATTGCACGTTCAGGGTTCTTGTTACCCATGTTGTGCCACTCGGCCTGCCAATCGTACGGACCACCAACAGAACCCTTCGACGCAAGGTCGCCATACTCAGACACAATCCGTGTCGTTGAGTGGATCTGCTTAAGTTCTTCAAGCAGTTTGAGGGCTTCGCTGGCAATGTTGTCCATTAAACGTTGCCATCCAACTTGGTAATAGTCATGTTCCAGATTGCAAAACCGTTGACATTACTTGATGTGACATTGCAAAAAACGGTGTAAACAAAAATATCAGTAGCGGTTGCTATTTCTACGATTGAGTTCGTTGGAGCCAAAGGTCTTCCGTTTTGATCGCAGACAAAGTTGTAAGCATCCAGCGGCCTAATAAACTCTTTTGCATCGCCGTCAAAAACGTCACCATGCAAAGCAGCGTCCCCAAAGCCAATCGAAATTCCAGACCGAGGAATGACTGCTCTTCCCTCTACATCATCAAGCGTGTTTGATACTTCAGTAATAAATCCATTGGTGTGAGTCAAACTGGGTACACCAGTAGTAACCACTGGACCCCAAGTTCTAAGGTTACCCAAACTTCCACAGGCTCCAGATCCATCAACTTGAATTCTGTATGTTCCGGGTTGCAAGGTAATTTTTTCGCTTCCTTCAGTAACCGAAGCAAAAGCAACACCGGAAGGGCTAAATGTGCTAAACGAATTGCCAACACCGTCATTGTTCACAAGTTGACACAAAACAGATGTTGGAGTTTGTAAACCATCTTGAGAAGTTTGTGGTTGATAAAAGGTCGCAACCAGCACTCTTTGACCTGCAACAGATTCAAGTTGACCAACAGTTGCAGCACTCGACGAGGCCGTGTCTTCAGCAACATTGGTAATCTTGGTCGCCGAGGTAAACGCCATCTTGGGCGTGCCGCCAGCAGCATCCTTGTCAAGTTCCACAAAGTCAGCAGCACCAACTCGGAACTTCATAATGTCATCATTGCCTTCAGCTCCACCGCCGTATTTCTGCTGGTGAATAGCGTGAATCCCTGATCGGTTGTTGTCGTTGTCAACACCAAAGATGATCTTTGAAGTTTGAGTTGCAGTGGCTCCGTCAGGATCTGGCTGAACAATGGACATGCCCACGTTTGCAGCGTTGCTGTCAATAATTAAATCTTTTGCGTCTGCATTGACAGATGTGCCACTAGCACCGGCTGGATTTTGAATATGCAAAGTTCCCTGTGCTTGATCGTGGTCAACGTGAATGCCAAGTTCTGAACCGCTCGATGGCTTGATTGTTCCATCAACGCCCAGAACCAGGTCATCATTGATCGTCACATCTTTTGAGTTTGCAGTGCCAAGAACCACATCACCTACAGCAGTCAAGTTGCCGTTGCCCCCACCAGAGGTCGAGGTGGTGATTTGACCGTGAGTCACAGCGTCACTTGGACCCATGCCGATGGCATCAGCAATCTCAGCAGATGTCTTCAGAACGTAAGCACCATTGGACCCAGTGGTGTTGTTGACCAGCAATCCTGAGTTGGTTGCCTGACTGGCAGGGTTTGGAATCGCAGGAGCGTCAGCAGAACTGCCACCCTCAAGCGTCACAACCCGTGCGTCCAAGGCATCAAGCTGAGTCTTGTTGACTGCATCAGTTGAGGCCGAAGCAGCCGAGACACCTGTGATCCGCTTGGAGTCAGCGTCGTACACCAGACCTGTGCCATCGTCGTTCAGACTCTGGTGAGTCAAAGCCACCACGCGGTCAAGGGCATCCTCGACGCTCTCGGCTGGGAACGGCCCTGACGCAGCCAAGTCAAGTGTTTGAGTCTCAGGAACCACCCGGACGATCTGGACATCATCAGTTGCAGCAATCGTGTAAGTGCCACCTCCGGGGGGCGTGAAGGTTACAGTCCCGCCAGTTCCAGAGGAGTCAATGGCAACGCTGTAGTTGGATGAGGAAATCTCTGACACAACACCAGCAGCAGTAGTTAGATATGCCTTTACGTCGCTGGCTTCAAAGATTTTGAAGTTGAAGTTGACAACCTGCCCTGCGGAGCCGGAGCCGTCAACCTGTCCTGTGCGGTCTGTGTTATTGGTAATAGTCATGGCTGTTCCTAGTTTACTACGTCAGTCTCGGAAAGATTGGTCAATTAGATTGCCAATGTCACCATCTTTTAGTGATCCACTTGGCAACCCGTAATACTCCTCCATCAATTTGTCAATGTCACCGTCTTGGACTTTTCGTATTTCGTCCTGAAAATCGCCCATAGTCGGACCCGTCACACTGCCACTTTTTTCTTTGGGGAAGGCTCGGTTTTGTAGGGCATTTAAAGCAATGATGACCTTGAACTGTTCTCTCCATTGCGGCCCACCAAAAACCCGTGTCAATAGTGAGGCCAAGAGGACTGTCTCTCTAGCACCCTCTTTAGTGGTTGGATCAGCAACGTCATCTAATTGCGAAAGGTCGTAAAGTTCTCTAGCAAGCTTTGTCGAGGGTGTTTGAAACTGTTTGAATTCAGGAATCTCGTCTGGATAAACAAGACCAGAATTTTCTACCAATCCGATGGATGCAGATCTCGCACCCTGTCTGGTAAAAATATCGACGATTGGCGGTGCAGCAATTCCGCCCACATCCGACGCAGCTCCGACGAGCATACGTCCCCCAGCACTTTCAAGATCAAGTTCCTCTTCTGGTCGTGCATCCATGACTCGACCGTAGAATTGTGTAAACATTTCTCTAATAACTTGACCGTAAATTATCGCCTGAAGCACGCCTTTTTTGTTGCCAGATCGCAAATCCGAGTAAGCCTTGGACACCCATCCTTGAAATGGTTCGACAATAGCAAAGAGATTGCCCTTTCCAATTCGAGTTCTAGTCTGCCATGCAGTCATACTCAGACCTGTGTTTGTAGGTTGTGTTTCTGTCCAAGCGATGCGGTATCTTTCACCTACTACACGCTGAAATGCTGGATGGTTTTTAATTTCCTTTTTGCCCGCTTTGGTCAAAACATC